CCTCATTAAACATAAACATTGGTCACCCTTTGAAATGGTGAATATGTGCGTACAGATTGACACTACCAGAAGTGTAGCTAGTCAAATCTTAAGACATCGTTCATTTAGTTTTCAAGAGTTTAGTCAACGGTATGCTGATGTCTCACAGTTAGGTCTCCCATCCATACCTAACCTCAGACGTCAAGACCTGAAGAATAGACAGAATAGTATTGATGACCTTAACCCACAAGCAGTAGAGATTTGGAGTAGAATGATAGAAGATCAGTTTGATAAGTCTCAAGCTCTCTATCAACTACTCCTAGATAATGGTGTCGCTAAGGAATGTGCTAGAGATGTACTTCCATTAGCTTCTCCAACACGTCTCTACATGAATGGTACCCTTAGATCTTGGATTCATTATTGTGACCTAAGATGTGATCATGGTACACAGTTAGAACATCAACATATTGCTAAACAATGTATGTCCCTTATTGAGAATCAGTTCCCTGAAGTATATAATGCATGGAAGATAGACTCATAACAGTGAGACTTATAACACCTAGTGATCATGACTTCATTTATGAACGTCCAGATAAAACAACTTATAAGTTAATGGTACGTAAAGGTAAAGATAATCAAATAGAGGAGCTAATTAATTACCCAGGTCCTCTATTTGCTAAACATCCAGACCTTAACCTACCTCCAGTCCCACCTTTAGATAAATATGGACAAGCCAACCCAAGATCCACTAACAAAGACAGTTAAAGACCGCCTCCAAGACCTTACAGATAGGTTAGGTGGTACAATTCAATATACAGACTGGAAGAATTCACGTGGTGAATCCGGTAAACGTATAATCATCCTTTATAATTATGCAGAAACTAATTAATGTACTTGCTCTTTCGTCTTTTATTGTATCTGCTGCCATTGTTGGCGGTGGTGTTTATGTTTACACAAATAAAGACCCCCTGATAGAAAAAGTTAAAGGTCAAGTGATGGAGTCTATTCAAGAGACCCTCTCAGGAGCCCTCACAGGAGGCCTAGGAGGTAATTTGGTACCAAACCCTACCCAACTCCTCCCGAGCCCCTCAGAGACGATTGTACCGACCCCTCAGTACACGAACACCGCACCTTCTCCGGTTCTCCCTTACTCCCCCTTCTGATATGTTTTCTACCGTTCATTATCTCGTATCTTATGTGCTTGTCATGACAAATTGTATTGCCCCGGTAAATTGGAAGCATTGTGCACCTGTTCATGAATGGTTACCACCTTATTTTAATGATTATAAAGATTATATCGGTAAATGGGACCCCTGAGGAATTTTAACATAAATTTCTGAAGGCATACCCATATAACGGCAGCGTTGTATCCCCCCTATGGGGTGTCACACTATCGTTATATCACACCATGCCGCTCGCACTTCGTGCTCGCTTCATTATCACGGCGTATCACAGTATAACACTGGTGCGCAAGGAGCGAGCGAAGCGAGCGGGATGATGTAGTATCACACTATCGTTATAATGTGTGCGCATCTGTTTGCGTTCCATGTTACAGTATGTTAAGCACAGTTGACATAAGCAATACACAGTGCTATACTATGTGAGTAGTTAAGGGAATCAACCTTGAATCAATCCATGCTTGAGCGTCAATCATTGATCGGAATGCTCAGATCATTTGTTAAGTTTCCAGCTAAACCATTTGGTCATCGTGCACATGATACAATGAGGACTACAACCAGTTGGACACCACGTCCACTGAAAGGTATCAGGTAATGTGAGGGCTTCGGCCCTTACTTCCTCACCTTTGCATCATTATTACAGTATGTTACGTGTGCTTGACTTTTGAGGTGATGTGTGCTATGATACGTGTATCAGATGAGAGACCACTCACTGATCACCACAGCTAATGTTACAGCATGTAACAAAGGCTTGACAAATCCAGTCAAGTGTGCTATGGTGTACACATGGTTGAGAAACCACCAGTTCTTTATTCTATTTACTATGCGTAACATTCTCATTCACTGCAAACCTTCATTACTTGATCAAGTAAAAGAAATGGGTTTGTATTATACTCACTCTAATAATGGTGAGGTTGATGTAATTGTCCCTGACATTGATACACCTGATACTATTGATGGTGTTTACATTGACCCTGATAAATACTTATGTGAGTTCTATGAACTTGATTATGATCAAGTTAATTGTGTTGAGTTAGCGTGATGCTGAGGGATCGAATCCCTTCTCAATACCTAGACCTTCGGGTCTAATTATCCACCTTATTCACTAAACTAAATGTTTAAATCCACTCCTGAGTCCAGCTGTGTCAACAACATGTTCGTCAATGTATTGACACGCAATGCAGTCATCGAATACAAAGATGGCTCAATCTATAACTACGAGAACGTACCATTTGCTGGTCTGTTTGAGTATGCTAAAGGACTCAAGTCTGTGGGTAGCTGGGTTAACACCTATCTCTTGAATACTAACTTCAATGCTAAGGGTGTAACATGTGAATTCATTGGCTATAATGATATGGATCATCTGGCTGAATTCGCTGTCTAAGTTATTCACATTCATCAGGGACAGTTACTGTCTCTTTCTTTGGTCCATTGGTGAAGTGGTTATCACACAAGCTTGTCACGCTTGAATCATGAGTTCAATTCTCATATGGACCGTTGGCTCACACTGAGTGAGTCTTTAATTGCTACAATGTCTGTTATTAGACTCGACTCTTATTCTGAGTACGGACACAATGATCGAGGTGAATACCTTGAGCAATTGATGGACGAACTCGATACATCACGTGATAGATGTGATGAGTATTGGAATGAAAGTCTACTCGAAAACTATCTACGTTCTTCATCTAATCTTGACTATTGATTATGACTGTTACTTATTCTGACGTTATGTCACCTGAACTAGAGCAACTTCGTGATGCTATTGGTTCAACTGGTATGATTGATACCATGCCTGATGAGTTCTATCAAGACCTTATTGATTATGGTATTGAGACATCAGAACAGTTTGAAGATGCCTATCAAGGTTCATATTCAAGCGGTGCTGAATTCTGTGAAACAATGGTCAACGATTGTGGTGATCTAGAACAGATCCCTAATTTCATCACCAATCATATCAATTGGGATGACATGTGGGAATGTGAACTACGTCATGATTACTTCATGATAGATGGTAAACGACCTGGAGATAAACGCTTCTTCAGTAAATACTTTTGATTCTCTAATCTAACCCATCATTAAACCGGTGGGTTTTCTTAGGGATTCATAATCCCTTAATTAAAGCGCTTTAAACACTTATGAAACCCAAATCATTTAAACTATCTGATGAGACTATTACTCTAATCTCTACAGATCTTGAAGATATTAATGTCATTCCAATTCAAGAATACATTATTGATATCAAGAAACGAGTAGAGATTAACAACCACGAAGTAATCACACTCATCAGGGACTTGGAGTATGTTTACAACAAGGCTAAGCCTATTGTAACGCAGGGACTTGAGATAGCAGTCAATGCTTACAACAAGATAGGTAAAGCTGTGGCTAAATCATATGACACAAAGGCTAAGACTGATGGTGTCAATTGATTTAGTATTCATACTCTGTGTAATCATGTTCATCTATTGGATGATGTACATTCTACCTGAGAAACTAATGTGAACCATCATGCAACAATCAACTATTCACAAAACATCTGATGGTAAACGTAAAGACAAAGGACGAAAGAAACCTCAACAAGTGAGGCAAGCTAAGGCAAGAACTAAGGCCTTAATTAAGAAACTAAATCACACTCACACACCTCAGGGACTTGGCTGAATGACTGTCAACTATCACATGAATCGTTACGTTGCTACATTAATGAATGGTCATGAGTTCTATGTTAGAGCTGATGATGATCATGAAGCAGCTGAGTCTGCAGCTACTATGGCTCAACGCTTAGGTGCTGAGCTAGCTGATGTTATGTTAGATCCTAATCAAGAACCACATGCCTAAGAAAAAGAAACCTTACTACCCAAACAACTGGCAAGCATTCAAGGATGCACCAGATGAAATGTTCATGGATCATACATTTGATGAACTGATGGATTGGAAGGTAGCTGGTTGGGAGTTACCTTCATCAGTTTACTGTATCATTAGAACCATGGACGTAAACACAAAGAAAGTTAAAGAGTATCACTACAAGAGACCAGGTGCTGCCCGTAACAAAGTTAAGAAACTAATGGATGAGGGTAGACATGAGTTTACTTTAGTTGATGCTGACTCTATCCACCACTTATCACCGAGGTACGATGATGACGAAACTGAAGAAGACTAAAGCATGGTATCGTGCATATGAGGAGTTAATCTTTCAACTTGAAGATCACACTCATAAAGACGAGATATTAGCACTATGTGAAGAACAACTACGTGATGATCAGGAGGGCTATGCAACCAACAGCGTCACAGATTGACGAACAGGTTAAGTTAGAACGTGATCAAATAGCGCAGGGACTTAAGAGACTACATGATGATACACGTAGGTCAGAGGAGCGTAGCTATGCTTCTGCTTGTGTGTATGGTATAGCATCTATTGATATGTTATTACCTTTAGTAGTTAAACGCATAGAAGATACTAATAACCGTATCAAAGAGGGAAAGAATGGTGTAGCATTTAAAGAGATCCAGCAATACATATCTGGACTTGAGCCATTAGCTGCTGCTGCTATTACCTGTAAACTTACCTTTGATAAGGTGTTTGGTTATAGAGACAAGAGTAACTTATTAGCTAATGTATTAGATAGTATAGGTCAAGCAGTTGAAGATGAATGTCACATGAGGCATTATGAAGAACATGCACCTGGCTTACTTAATGTATTGAAGAAGAACTATTGGCATAAAGCATGTGGTACACAACAGAAGATCACAGTGATATCCACACTCATGAATCGCTGTGAGGTTAAGAAGTGGAAAGCATGGGGTAGAACTAATAGAATCAGGTTAGGTGGTTGGTTGCTGGACTGTTTACTTGAGGCAAGTGGCTGGTTTGAGAAAGAATGTAGGAGAGAAGGTAAGAGGACAGTTAATTATGTTGTACCTACTGCTGAGTTCTTAAAGATCAAAGATGAAGTCATGGCTAATGCTGAATTATTCAGCCCTTTAACATGGCCTATGCTCATACCACCTAACAAATGGTCTAACCATGAACGTGGTGGCTACCTATTAAATGAAGTGATGCGTGGTCATGAATTGATAAGGCATGGCGATCACTTACGTTTACAGGGAGAAACACCACTGGCTTTTCTCAACCATATACAAAAGGTTGCTTATACTCTCAATCCATTTATTGTGGATGTGGCTGAAACATTGCAGAAGAGAGGTATTAGTGTTGGAAAGTTTCTTCCTATAGTAGATCATCCATTACCTCCTAAACCAGTAGATATAGCAGACAATGAGGATAGTCGTATGGCTTACCGTAGAGCTGCTGCAGAGGTTAGGAATAAGAATGCACAAGAGTTTAAACGCTCGTGTAGAACTAGGATGACGATGGGGGCAGTTAGTAGATTTAAGGACGTAGATAGATTCTATATTCCTTGGTCGTTTGATTATAGAGGTAGAGCCTACCCAATCCCTGCCTTCCTCACACCTCAGGATACAGACTTTGGAAAAAGTTTACTTAAGTTTGCAGATGATGCATTCTTAACTGATAGAACTGAGGAGTGGTTAGCATTTCAAGTAGCTACTACCTATGGTAAGGATAAAGATACTTGGAAGGACAGACAGAAGTGGGTTAAGAATAACCTCACACTCATCAAGAACGTTGCATTAGATCCTATAGGAAATAGACCTGAATGGGAGAATGCAGAGGAACCCTGGCAGTTCTTAGCAGCTTGTGATGAGTACTTTCATTGTATCTTAGTACGTGATAGACCTCATACTTCATTAATGGTTGCAGTCGATGCTACTTGTAGTGGTCTACAAATACTAGCTGGATTAGCTAGGGATAAGAGTACTGCTAAGCTAGTCAATGTATTACCTAGTGATGAACCACAAGATGCTTATGCTGTCGTAGCTAAAACTGCTAAACCTAACTGTCCTAAAGAGTATCAATACTTTATGGATAGAAAGGTAGTTAAACGTACTGTTATGACAGTCCCATATAATGCTAAACCTTTCTCTAATAGATCCTACATCAGGGACGCATTGAAGGAGAAAGGAATAGAAATAGATAAGGACAACTTATCTTTAATTGTCAAGGCAGTTAGAGGTGCTATGAACACAGTTGTTCCTGGCCCTATGGCTGTCATGAAATGGATAGAGACTGAGGTTGCTAAAGCTATAGCAAGGGGTCAACATGGTTGGGTTAAATATCCAACTAAAGAAGATCCAGATAGGAGACTATGGAAACCAATTGAGCAAGAGTTTGAATGGGTTACACCTTCAGGGTTTGTAGTACGTCAAAAGATGATGAAAAAGGATTGGGAAATATTGGATCTTAAATTACTAGGTCGCTGTCAAATCAAGGTAGCGACTGATGATACAGATGAAGTAGATACTAATAGACATAAAGCTGCTACTGCACCTAATCTAATCCATAGTCTAGATGCTAGCCTACTCCACTTATCCATCATTAAATTCAATGCGCCCATCGCCCTTATTCATGATAGCGTGTTGTCTCGTGCTACAGACATGCCTGAGTTATCCACACTCATCAGACAGACTTACATGCAGCTTTTTGCTGACCACGATTATCTTACCGATTTTGCCAAACAGATCGGTGCTGAAACAAAACCCCCAATTATTGGAGACTTAGACGCGTCTTCAGTAATTGATTCCGATTATTTTTTCTGTTAAACTATGATGTATCCATCTTTATTTGATTCATTCTTTGCACCCACTAGGGTTATTGTTGTCTCTGAGGAGCGACTGAAAGCCGCTGAACAATCAGCGAGAAGGGATCAACTACAAGCATTGAACAACCGTATCGATGAGCTAACTAAATATAGAGATAGTTTAGCTCAAGAGATTAAAGCACTTGAACCTAAAGAGGTTAAGTACGAAACTATTGAACGTCCAACAGATGCCCTTCATCACGGTGGGGAGGCAGCCTAATGGCACGTACTACATATGTAACTAAAGAGCCAGTAACACTTGAAGGATTTCAAGCAGTAATGGCACCAAGTAAATTCGGTTACTCTCTTTCTGCTGTTGTCGATCAAGATATGATGGACAAATTAGAGGAAGAACGAAATGATTTTGAAGGTTGGTGGAAATCCAAACTGAAAAATCCTAAGCGTTCTGTTCTTAGGCCTGAGCCTTGGGAAGAAGTAGCTGAAGGTAAGTATAAAATTAAGTTCTCTTGGAATGAAGAGACTAAACCACCCGTTGTAGATACAGAGGGTACACCAGTAACAGACAAGAGGATCCCATTGTACTCTGGATCTACTGTTAAATTAGCATTCTATCAGAAACCTTATGTCCTAAGGGATGAGATGACCTATGGATCTTCATTGAAGTTAGTCGGTGTACAGGTTGTGTCTATAAAAGGTACAGCTGGTGTTGATGCCGGAGATTTAGACGCTACTGAAGTAGCTGGACTATTTGGCACAACTAAGGGATTCAAAGCAGATGATCCAAATGTGATCCCTGCAGAAACAACGGATGACGACGACTTCTAAAAAGATGGCTAAACTGTACACTAAAGCTGCTGCCTGTACTAAACGTAAGAAGGCACAGAAGTTAATAGCCAAAGCTGATAAACTTTACACCCATGACAAAGTATAGGTCAGGATTAGAAGAGCAGGTAGCTGACTTGCTCTCCGGTCTTGGCATTGATTACGAATATGAAACAACCAAGATCTCATATGTCATTGAACATAACTACACACCTGACTTTGTTTTACCTAATAAACATGTCGTCTTAGAGTGTAAGGGATATTGGGACAGTAAGGACCGTCGTAAGATCAAGTCAGTATTAAAACAGAATCCTGACCTTGACTTACGGATGGTCTTTCAATCACCATACAACCGAATAAGTAAAAAATCTAAAACTACATACGCACAATGGTGCGAAAAACATAATATACCATGGACATCATTCCATGACATTCCACTTGAATGGCTCATCTGAATTCTTAAGACATGAGCCATGTACAGCATGTGGATCATCTGATGCACTAAGTGTGTACTCAGATGGTCACACTTACTGCTTTGTATGCCATACTCACACACAAGGAGATGGTAAAGTAAATCACACTCATCAAATGAAAACTGATGTCTACCTACAAGGATATGCAACCCCTCTTAAGCGAAGGGGTATTTCCGAGAAGACCTGTGAGTTCTACAAGATCTACAAAGACGGAGAACTTTTACGCTTCCATTATTTCACAGATGATGGCGTACTTCAAGGAGCGAAAGTAAAATCAAAAAAGAAAGTATTCACCTATGAAGGAATTTCCACTAAAACTTTATTTGGCCAGCATCTTTTCCCTAATAGTGGCCGTAGGATTGTTGTTACTGAGGGCGAGCTAGATGCAGCCTCATGTTATGAGGCGATGCCTAACTGGCCCATGGTCTCTCTACCGCACGGTGCTGCAGGGGCAAAAAAAGATATTCAGCACCAGATCCCCTTATTACAAGGCTACGAGGAGATTGTCCTGTTCTTCGACAGCGATGAGGCGGGCCGTCAAGCTGCGGAGGCAGCGGCAAGCGTCCTTCCACCTGGCAAGGTCAAGATCGCTCGTATGGAGTCATACAAGGACCCTTCAGATGCGTTACAGGCTGGTAAACCTGAACTCATTCGGGAAGCGATATGGAACGCTACACCCTTTCGTCCAGATGGTATTGTCGATGCGAAGACCCTGCTGGATGTAATCACTACACCAAACAAACCATGCGATTATGAGTACCCTTACACAGGATTACAGTTACGTTTGCACGGGATCAGACTTGGCGAGCTTGTTTCGATTACTGCAGGTACTGGAACGGGAAAATCTAGCTTCTGTAGAGAACTTTGTACTCACCTTCTCCAGGCCGGGGAACGGGTCGGTTACGTGGCGCTTGAGGAAAGTAATAGACGCACCGCCCTTGGACTAATGTCATCCGCCCTTGGTAAATCATTACACTTAGGAGAACATGACAGAACAGAACTCGAATCTGCCTACGAAGCAACAATTAATAGATGGAATCTATACCTATTTGATGGTTTCGGCAGCTTTGATCCTGATATTATCTACAATCGAATTGAGTACTTGGCTACTGGCTTAGAAACTAAGATCATATTCCTTGATCACCTCTCCATACTTATGTCTGGATTAGATGGTGATGAACGAAGGATGATCGATACAACTATGACTAAGTTACGATCTCTAGTAGAACGTACTGGTATAGCTATGTTTCTAGTATCACATTTAAGAAGGACGAATAATGACAAGAACCATGAGGAAGGTGCCAGAGTCACTCTTGGGCAACTACGGGGAAGCGCAGCAATTGCACAGCTCTCTGACGCAGTTATTGGACTCGAACGTGACCAACAACGCACAACTTCGGACAATTCAACTACAGTGCGAATCCTTAAGAATCGCTATAGCGGCGAAACTGGTAGAGCATGCGAACTGACTTACGACTTAAACACTTGCAGATTTACTGAACATGAAGTTGAGGAACAATTCAACCCCGCAACAGACTTCTAACTATGTACACCCATGGTATGAATACCTAGACAGATTAAACAAACCAAACCCACCAACAAAGGAGGCAGTAGAAAAAGCTAAATTCGTAGATAAGACGTATGTCTGGACAGGACAGTGACACTTGTATTTGATTTAGAGGCTAACGGTTTACTACATGATGCTACCAAGATCCACTGTATTGCAATCTATGATTCTGAGACTAAGGAGACGACCAGTTATAACGATGAATGTCCTGGTAAAGGCATGTCGGACCCTGTGGTACGCGCAGTCCAGTTCCTTGAACAAGCTGATTATATCGTGGGCCATAATATTATTGCTTACGATCTCCCAGTTATTAGGAGGCTTTATCCCTTCTTCAATTTCACTGGTACTGTTGTCGATACTCTTATTCTATCTAGGTGCTATCATAACAACATTATAGATATTGATAAGAAGCATCAATGGAATCATATGCCACTACAGTTATATGGCAGACACTCTCTTGAAGCCTATGGATACAGGTTAGGGGAGTATAAAGGAGAATTCTCAAAGACTACTGACTGGAAAGAATGGAGTCAAGAGATGGAAGACTATTGTATCCAAGATGTTGTTGTTACAACTAAACTATGCGACCACTTTCACCCTTACCTGACTGGCTCACGTTAGAGCATCAGGTAGCCCACATACTTACACAACAGGAGATCTATGGATGGTACTTTGATGAACGCTCTGCATGGGAACTTGAACAAACTCTCAGAGGAGAATTGGAAGAAACTGTTAAACTACTACGAAACAAATTCGCTTTCGTTGCAGGATCGTTGTTCACTCCTAAACGAGATAACAGGACACAAGGTTACGTCAATGGAGCGGAGTTTCAAAGACTAAAAGAATTAAACCCTACATCACGAGATCACATAGCATGGATTCTGCAAACACATTGTGGCTGGACGCCGTCATTAACGACCTCTACGGGGAAGCCGGTTATAGACGAAGTGATCCTGAAGGAGATCGGGACGGATATAGCGATGATGTTCTTCAAATGCTTGGACTTGACAAAGAAGCTAGGGATGCTTTCCGAAGGGAACAACGCCTGGCAGAAGCTTGTTACGAAGTCTAGAATCCATCACCACTGTTCAGTCGCAACAAATACGCACAGATGTGCACACCGTAATCCAAACTTAGCACAAGTTCCATCCGATGAAAGATTCAGAAAACTATTCACGGCCACACCCACTAAAGTTATGGTGGGTGCAGACCTTAGTGGTATCGAGCTTCGTATGCTTGCCCATTATATACATAGGTATGATGGAGGCCGCTACGGTGATATTCTACTCAACGGAGACATCCACCAAGTCAATGCCGACAAGATAGGTATATCACGCCGTCTTGTCAAAACTGTAACTTATGCGTTCCTATATGGAGCAGGAGACATTAAAATTGGGCTATCATACTCACAATGCCTTTCCAAAGACAAGGCACGAAAAAAGGGTAAGGAAATTCGTAAGGCTTTTATTGACGCCATACCGGGACTTAAAAGCTTATTGGACGCTATCAAGAATGCGTCGAGGCGTGGTTTTGTCAAGGCGATCGATGGTCGAAAGATCTTAGTCGATAGCCAACACAAGGCTTTAAACTATTTACTGCAGTCATCAGCTGGTATAATTGCTAAGAGATGGATGGTAATTGCTAATGAAGCTATTCACACTCATCCATACTTTGAAGCTAATCAGCTAGCATTTGTACATGATGAGCTGCAGTTTGAGACACCACCTAAATATGAGCAAGACATCAGATTCATCCTTGAGTACACAGCAGCTAGGGCTGGTGAGTATTACGGGACAAGAATCCCTATTGCAGCAGAGTCTAAGTCAGGAAATACTTGGGCAGACGTGCACTAAATACTGTTCAAGTTGTAAGCAATGGTTACCTTTAGAAGCTTTCTGCAATTCAAGGTGCAGGAAAGATCGTAAACATCCTGTTTGTAAGGAATGTGAGAATGCTAGAAAAAGGTATGCAAGGTTATTACATAAGAATGCCCCACCAAAACCATTACACTGCGACTGCTGTGGATTAAAGAAAACTTTACATTTAGACCATAACCATGAAACTGGTAGATTTAGAGGATGGTTATGTAAAGATTGTAATATTGGAATAGGTAAATTAGGGGATAATTTATTTGGATTAAAAAAAGCAATGAGGTACCTTGAAATTACTAATTGATGCGGACTTCATCGTTTATAAATCCTGTGCTGCTGCTGAAACTGAGATAGACTTTGGTGATGATGTAATCATTGTTACATCTAAATTCACTGAAGCCTATAATAAAGTTAAACGTGAACTAAAGAAAGTTCATTCTGCAATATGGGATTCTGATGAGATGATCCTATTCTTTAGTGATTCAACAAACTTCAGAAAAGAGATTCAAGCAGACTACAAGGGACACCGTAATCGAAAGAAACCTTGTGGTTATAAACGTGTGATAAACGCACTAAAAGATGATTATGAAGTCATCATCATGCCCACCTTAGAAGCTGATGATGCTATGGGTATTTATGCCACAAAAAATCCTGGCAATATGATATGCAGTCCTGATAAGGATATGCGACAGATACCAGGAAAACTATATGATATGGAGACAATCACACTCATAAGTGAAACAACCGGACCTAAATGGCATCTTATACAAACACTGGCTGGCGATCAAACTGATGGTTATAGTGGTGTTAATGGAATTGGAATCAAGAGGGCTGAAGCTTTATTCAAAGAGAAAGGATACTCCTGGAAAACAGTAAAGGATGCTTTCATTGAAAAAGATTCAGACGAAGAAACCGCCCTAATAAATGCTAGATTAGCAAAGATCTTAACTAAGGATGACTATGACTTCAAAAACAACAAACCAATCCCCTGGACTCCCGCCGCCGATTACAAAATTGACGATGGAACAGGATCTGAGGATGAGACAAACACATGATGCACTAAGGAGTCCAGATACAGATAAAGAGGACATCATTACAGTCTTCATGGCACTACAAGAGCAGAACTTTATTCTCGGTAATTCACTCACAAACCTAGTAAAGAAATGGCCGACCACCAATCAAACACCAGAGGACCAGACTACTACCGAAGAGGAAAAGCCCAGGTTTGGGACTTTATTCGGGATAACGATTTAAACTTCCATCTTGGTAATGCTGTTAAATATATTGCTAGGGCAGGATACAAGGACAGTAAATCAGAAGATCTAATTAAAGCAATCCACTACCTAGAGAATGAACTCGAACACACCATCAACACTACAGCAGCAAGCACAGGAGTTTCGGAAGTCGTACCGTATCCCCAACTCAAAGACGGTTTCACAAAGATCAGTACAGAAAGAGCTGATCATAGAGGAGTTTAAAGAATTCCTATCAGCAGAAGGTATGTTGTTTAGACATAACCCTGCCTTTCACACAGATACTTTGAAAGAACTTGCTGATCTAGTTTATGTCTGCTATCAATATGCAGAGAACATGGGCTGGAATCTTGATGAAGCAATGAATCGAGTACACACATCAAACATGTCAAAGCTTGGTGAGGATGGTGAACCCATCTACCGAGATGATGGCAAAGTATTAAAAGGACCAAATTATCAACCACCAACATTAACAGACTTGATATGACTAATGAACTGATCTCCCGTACAGGCCGGGTACAAAATTGGATGGACAATCCTGAGGGACGATTACCAGTGAGTTGCACTGTCTATGTCGTAGAGGATTCTATGGACGAAGGACATGACTCAATCGAAAACAGCTGGAGGTTCGTCTCTCACGCACTCCGATATGGAGCGGGAGTTGCAGTTCATCTATCAAAGCTCAGACCCAAAGGAAGTGAAAACGGAAAGGGTCTTACGGCTTCTGGCCCTGTATCATTCGGTAAAATCTACTCAACATTAAATGAAACTCTTCGGCGTGGCGGTGTCTACAAAAATGGCGCTTGCGTCTTGCATTTGGATCTCGACCATCCTGATATACTTGAGTTTATTACTACAAACAGAGCCGAACTCCCGTGGGTCAAGCGATGTGTCGATCTCACTCCCGAAATGTGGAACGATGCAAGCGACGAACTACGGGAATCTCTGCTATACGGAATTAAAAGTGGAGACATTTGGCTCAACAAAATAAAATATGCTAAGCATTCAGTCAGCCCAACTAAGAAAGGAGAAAGAATTTATGGAAACGTCTGTCTTGAGGTATACCTGCCCTCACGAGGAACTTGTCTCTTACAACATGTCAATCTCGGTGCCTGTAGCATCGAAGACCTCGGAGAGGCTTTCTTTGACGGTATGTCCCAACTGTGCGATCTTCATGGCAGAACAGGCGTTGGAGAATCTGGAGAGTATCTTCCCTCGGATACAGACCGACAAGTTGGACTGGGTATGCTCGGACTCGCCAACCTATTACGGCGGTACGAAGTAACTTATGAACAATTTGGTGATGCACTAGAGGAATTAAATAGAAGCTTATCAGGGATGAGTAATCCTACAGCTTGGTCATTAGCATTCCACTTGAGAGCTGCAATCAATCAAGCAGCACAAGTAGCTAAGTGGAACAAGATGGATAGAGCATTCTGCATAGCACCTACTGCTAGCTGCTCCTATCGATCAGTGGATAAAGATGGCTATACAGCCACACCTGAAATCGCACCTCCTATTTCAAGGAAGGTAGATAGAGATAGCGGCACCTTTGGTGTAGAGAGCTATGACTATGGTGACGTAGAGATAGCCAGTGAAGTAGGTTGGGATGCTTACAAGAAGGTAGCAGATAATATAATGATAATGTTAAATAACACGGGACTTCTTCATGGATACAGTTTCAACTCTTGGAGTGATGTTGTAGCCTACGACAATGCGTTCGTTGAGGAGTGGCTGGCTTCGCCTCAGACCTCCCTTTACTATAGTCTACAGGTAATGGGAGACACACAGGACAAGAGCGATGTCTATGCGGCATTGGATGAGTCCTCAGTTGAAGATTACTTGGCAGACATTTTAAACAACAAACAACCAGATTGCAACTGTCAAGAATAATGAGAAAACATCCGTATCAACAACTACTAGACCGCAAAAGAAAGTGGTCACCCGTACAAACCACCGCAGGAAAATTAAAGGAGGGCAGTGAAGAAACCATCTACCGTGCTCTCGCAATACGTCATATGGAGTTACCAGTTGGTGAATTCATTCAAGAAGGTCTTAAGGGTGAGGTACCATCACTTGCCCAAGAACTACTCGAATCAAACGTTACCGATGAAGAGAACCATGATTTGGCTTTGGGTTACATTGCCAATGCATTGGGAACTGACGAAAAAGCTGAGTCCGAATCTCTCAAACTCCGAGACGCTTGGGAGAGCCATCCGGATCACACGATCCTCAAGGCATTGGTGGCCGAACGTGCGATTTTCTTCGTTCTGCTACCATTCTTTAGGTTTTGTGGTGATGCTGGGTTAAGAACAGTATCCGCCGACATTTCACGAGATGAACAAATACATGTGGCCGCTAACTCTCTTGTATGTAGAGATATGGGCTTATCTCCTAGTCCAAGTTTGGATAAGCTTAGGAAGGCCACCATTAACTGGATTATGGAACCTCTAGGTACAAATACCTACGATAAATATTTGGACAAAAAATTCTGGCTGGATTCAAGTGATCGTTTAATGTATGAAGGCAAAGCTCCAGAGCTTGCTGACACACAACGCGCAAGGATGCCAGCTTTCTTTGAACATAGCAATGTCAATCTCCCCCAATATGCTTGAGGCTATCGTTGGGCCTCAACTGAATGACAGAATACTCCTTGAGTTAGAGGAGATCTTCCCACCCATTAACCCACAACCTACTGATGATCTAAGCACAGTTATGTATAGATCTGGACAACGATCAGTAGTGGAGTGGATCCGAACAAGACTCAAGGAGGATAATGACTAAGCCAGGACAGGATATCAGTAATTGGTATAGTGGACTAGATCCAGATACACAAGGGGATTTAAAAGATTACTATACTAACATAGAATATAGACACTTCAGGGATGAACCAGTATACCAAACTATCTTTGCACAAGGGAGTTGGGGTAAAATTGAGGATGCTACCTTTGAAACTTTTGCTGAAGCTAAAACTTATCTGAGTGACACCATATTTGCCACAGAATATACTACAACATATGAAGATGATGAATATGTACCATCAGTAGATCGTAGCATAGGTGGCGGTCCAAAGTATATGGATGTTAGTCATATGTATGATACTATAGATAAGACATTACCAGAAGTATATGCAAGACCAGACCCAGTAGCAATGCCTCATAGCATGCTGAAATATAGTAGCAGAGCAAAGATGCCACAGTTCGCAGGTGGCCCATTCCATGCTGACGATCAGACGCAGAAGGGTTGGGACTTCTTTTGGAATAGACCTCAAGGTACAACAAAGCGTAAAGCTGAAGAGTGGGCTAAACCTCCTGGTAACATTGATACTCTTGGTGATTATCAAAGGCATCTAGATCAAGTTAAAGCTGATAGAATAGAAGCCGGTAAGGATGATTTCACTAGACTCTTAAAAGAAAATCAAGAGAGAGCTGATCAAATATGGGCGAGGCGTACTACACTAGAAGGTAAACGCCCCCAAGATGAGAAGTATGGTCTTGGTAAAGTAAGGTTTGGGAAATATGATGACGAACTAGAACCTCTCTTTGAAGAGGTAATCGGTTCCGATGATAAGGAAGACATTCAAGCCTGGATGGCAATGTCTGGTGTGGATGACCTTACTTTTGAGAACTGGGATAATGCTGAAGAAGAGTTGATGAGTGAAGGTGGTGATTTAGATAGAATCAAGTTTGTATATGACTTCTTCGGTGGTAAGATACCAACAAGAGAAGAGTTTGAAGTTACTAAAGGTGACCCACTAGTAGAGTGGAAAAAAGACAAAGGTAAATCCTGGAGGAAGGAGAACGACTAATGGCAGGTTACACAAATTTTATGGATGCCTTCCGTGGGGTACACGGTGGGTTCGGACGGCAAAGCTGGGAGCGAGCAATCCAGCATTACAGTCCAAAGCAAATTAAGGTTGCACTACAGCAACAAGCACTACATAACAACGCTTCGATAGGTTATCAACTACGTCGAGATTACATGTCCAAGCACGCTGGGATGGGTAATCCTGCCACTGGGTATGTCAATCCAGGTAACCCACTAGGTAGATTCCAAGGCCGATGGGGTAACTTAGGGAAGAGGGGTTATGATGCAGCCGTGCAAGCTGGGTACAATATAGATGATATCCCAAATCTTGCTGCCCAAAGTGGTATGTTCTTACCACAGGGTGCACAGCAACAATGGGAAATGGATATGGCAGAGAAGTATAAAGAGGAGAAGTTTGAAACTGATCCCAATTACTCTGCAACTGGTGCTGATGTAGGTACTAATGCTATGGGTGTTCTAGCTGCAACAGATCCAAATGCTGGTCCAACTGGCAGCACTCAGGATCTAAAAAGATCAAGGTTGCAAATTCAAAGTCTTAACATATAACAATGACAGCAAAATCAAGGTATGATGATTTAGTAAGTGACCGGAACCAGTTTCTAGATTCAGCAGAGGAAGCGTCAAGATTAACACTTCCTTACTTGATAAGACAGGACGATGATCAAAGAGGTAAGAGAACACTATCTACACCTTGGCAAAGCGTTGGTTCTAAAGGGGTTGTAACCCTAGCATCTAAATTGATGTTAGCTCTTCTTCCTCCACAGACCAGTTTCTTTAAACTGCAAGTAGATGATTCTAACTTAGGTCAACTGCCACCAGGCTTTAGATCTGAGATGGACCTAGCATTTGCAAAGATTGAACGAACCATTATGGATTCAATTGCTGCATCTGATGATCGTGTCGTCGTACACCAAGCATTAAAACACTTAGTTGTTGCTGGTAATGTACTAGTCTTTATGGGTAAGGAAGGGTTGAAATTATTTCCGCTTAACCGCTATGCTGTAGAGCGAGATGGTAATGGTAATGTACTTGAAATTATCACCAAGGAAAAAATTGCCAAAAAATTATTGGGAGATTATAAAGACATTCAATCGCAGCCCAACTCACCAGGGGCGGATCACTACGGTGATAAAGATGAGTGTGATGTTTATACCCACATAAAAAGAGAAAACAATAGGATGGTCTGGCACCAAGAGGTGTTTGATAAGATCATCCCTAACAGTAGAAGTAAAGCTCCCTTAGATGCTAGTCCATGGATTCCACTAAGGTTTAATACTGTCGATGGTGAAGCCTACGGGCGGGGCCGTTGTGAAGAGTTTATCGGAGATCTCAAGTCACTTGAAGCACTCTCTCAGGCCCTCGTAGAAGGCTCTGCAGCAGCTGCTAAAGTAGTCTTTGTAGTATCACCATCAAGCACCACTAAACCAGCTACTCTAGCGTCTGCTGGGAACGGTGCAATCGTTCAGGGAAGACCTGATGATATCGGTGTTGTTCAAGTTGGTAAGACAGCTGACTTTAGAACAGCATATGAAATGGTTCAACAACTAGAACGTAGGTTGAGTGAAGCATTCCTAATCCTTTCTGTTAGACAGTCGGAACGCACGACTGCTGAAGAAGTAAGGATGACACAGATGGAACTAGAGCAACAACTTGGTGGGTTGTTTAGTCTACTTACTGTTGACTTTCTAGTACCTTATCTAAACCGTAAGCTTTCAGTCTTTCAAAAGTCTGGTAAGATCCCTAGGATACCTAAGAACACAGTTAAACCTACTATTGTAGCAGGTGTTAATGCCTTAGGTCGTGGTCAGGACCGTGAGAGTCTTGGTCAATTCCTCACTACCATTGCACAAACAATGGGACCAGAAGCTATCGGTCAATTTATCAATGCAGAAGAAGTTGTCAAACGTCTAGCTGCTGCACAAGGTATCGATGTACTTAACCTAGTTAAGACTATGCAAGAGGTACAAGGTGAGCAACAGCAACAGATGGAACAACAGATGGCTATGACTGCACAAGAACAAGCACCAGCGATGGCTGCTGTTGAACAAAAACAACAAGAGATGATGCTAAATGCAGAAAATGACGCCAAGCAAGCCCCAGCGGGCTAAGAAAACAAAAGCAGTTTCACCTCCTCTTAGTAAAGAAGATAAGGAATTGTTTGAAGCCAAGGATACTCCTGGCAAGATGAAGTATGCCCCACGTATGAAAGTAGGTGAACCTAAGATTGGTTCACAAGTAGTTGTAGAAACTGTGGGGCTTGGAAACCTAAAAGTAATCACCCAAAATGGCCACACTAACGTATGATCCTACCGAAACACAGGAGGGAGAATTCTCTGAAGAGGAACAGGAAAGTATTAAGGTAGGTGAAGCTCTAGAGGAACAGCAACAACAGCTACTAGCTGGTAAGTTTAAAGATGCTGAAGACTTAGAGAGTGCTTACATTGAACTTCAAAAGAAACTTGGTGATCCATCAAGAAATGAGCCTGAAGCTGAGGCAGACACCACAGAACCTGAAGAGAAGGAAGAGGAAGAAAGGAAAGAAGTTGACACAGCTTTCTTAGATAAACTTTGGGAAGAAGCAAGTAGTAATGAAAATGTTTCTGATGAAACATTGAAAGAATTGGAAGGCATGTCGCCGGCTGATTTAGCTGCAATGTATTTAGATTACAGAGCAGAGAATGACAAACCTGTTGCTGAACTTACTGAAGAACAAAGTGTACAACTAAAAGCTGTTGTAGGTGGTGATAAAGAATACGACAGCATGATAGAATGGGCTAAGAGTAATCTAAATGATCAAGAAATTAATATGTTCGATGAAGTACTGGGTAGGGCTGACCCCTACTCCTGTTTCTTTGCAGTCCGAACATTAGCTAATCGTTATTTAGATGCCATAGGGCAGGAAGGTGAGTTACTCACTGGTAAACCTGCATCAAACAAACAAGATGTATATCGTAGTCAAGCTGAAGTCGTACGTGCTATGACTGACCCACGCTACGAAAAGGATCCTGCTTATAGGCAGGACATTTATGATAAACTTGAAAGATCCAACCTAAACTATTGACAATGATTCCACTCCTAACAGCAACAATTCTAACCGCATCCTGGTACGGCCCAGGTTTTCATGGAAACTTAACAGCCAATGGAACACGCTATAACCAACACGCATCGACAGCAGCACACAAGACCCTCCCGTTCGGAACAGACCTCAGGGTTTGCTACGAGACGTGCGAGACTGTCACTATTACGGACCGTGGACCTTTCATTGAAGGTCGGGATCTTGATTTGTCTTATGGTACTGCTCAGCGAATTGGCATGGCCTCAGCCGGCGTTGCTGACGTAAAGGTAACACGATTAAACTAAACATTATGGCTAAAAAAGGAAAAATCGATCGCAAAGCAGATCGAGAATTTAAAAATAAGCATAAAGAAACAATCCAGAACAGTGTAGGTGGGGGCTGGGGACCACAACATGAGAAACTCTTACACAGATTAAGGCAGAGCGAAGGTAAGAAGAAGAACTCACTTAAAATTAAGGATGATTAATTATGGCAAGAGGAGATGGAACTAGTGTAATTGGGTATGACCCTAAACATCAATCATGCACTACATTATATGTAACAAATAATGCTAACGCACCAATTTATAAACATCCATACCCTACTGGAGAAATCGCTGCTTATGATGGTATCACTGCCGGGTCAGGCTATTCAGCAGGTACTGTAACACCAACAGGTGGGACAGGTACAGGAGCTACAGTAACTATTGCAGTAAATGGTTCCGGTGAAATTACTGGAGCTACAGTAGTTAAGAAAGGTAGGAACTATACTGACGATGATGAGCTAACAGTGCCAGGTGGAAATGGTGCAGGGAGGGTAACTGTCAATGGTGTAAGTGATGGTCAAACAGACACTGAACTATCACCTAAGCAAGATACCTGTGCTGCAGGTACACTATCTACTTCTTCATGGTAGATGGATAACCTAAGAGCATTAGGCATAGGCCTGATGTTAGCTGGCTTCCTATCAGTTTTAATAGGCATCATGCAAACACTGCTGATGGTATCTATGACTGATGGTTTTGCCTATGATATATTATGGTAAAGAGGATTACAGAGCCCTGGATGATTGCAATCATGCTGCTACTTGTGGCTGCATTTATCGAGGGCGTTCACGTCACTAAACATGACTACTACGATAGCCTCCGTTCATCGGAGCTTTGCTCTGACGCATGACGTGTAAGCAGGGAACGGGGCTTACATCATAGGAGATTCTTATGACTGTCACTTACTGCTATCGTGGCATCAAGTACACGAAAACAAAGTAGCGAACAACAATACAAACAAACTAAAATGAAATCTTTTATTGCACTTGCCACACTGTCCACTCTCTCTGCGACACCTGCAATGGCTGGACCATACGTCAACACGGAAATCAACAGTGGTTGGAATGGATCAGACTATGGTGGATCACAAACTGATCTTCACATTGGTTACGAGGGAAGCGTAGACCGTCTCGGATACTATCTTCAAGCAGGTCCAGCCATCGTCTCTCCAGATGGAGGGGATGCCAATACCGAGTTTTCTGGTAAAGCCGGTGGATCCTTTCAAGCAACTGAGGCTGTGTCCGTTTATGGAGAAATCAGTTTTCTTACGACTGATGTTGACAACAACAACTACGGAACCAAAGCTGGTCTTAAGTGGTCCTTCTAGATGGACTTTTTGTACATGATATTCTTAGCCCTACTGTTAGGGTTTGGAATGGAGATGACTTGGTCTACTAATAGAAAGTAAATAGGAGGGGGAGCACCTCAGAGTCGGACTCCCCTTTCATTGGCATTAGCCCAGTACGCTGGATACCTTTTGCCGTCTAGACGGTGGGAAAGACCACAAAAAAACTGATCAAAAAATTTCAGCTGAGAAACGTAAACAATACTATTCAATTTAAATGGCTAATACTACCGTTTCCTCAATCGGTACCCTTAATAATACAGCGGCAACACCGCTAGCACTGGGTACCGCTTATGATACTAAGTATGCAACTTACCTTAAGCTCTTCTCTGGAGAATTGTTTAAGGCTTATGAATCAGCAACCGTCGCTAAAGGTACTGTACAATCACGTACCTTGAAGAACGGAAAGAGCATGCAATTCATCTTCACCGGCCGTATGACGGCTGATTATCATGAGCCTGGGACTCCAATCCTTGGTTCGGGTGATCCTCCGGTAGCCGAGAAGACGATCCAATGTGATGATCTTCTCATTAGTTCTGCCTTTGTGTATGACCTTGATGAGACTCTTGCTCACTATAGCCTTCGCTCTGAGATCTCCGCTAAGATCGGACATGCTCTGGCTGAAGCTTATGACAAGAAGATCTTCCGTACGATCGCTCTAGCTGCTCGTGAAGCTCATCCTATTACTGCCGCACCTGGTCCTGAGCCTGGTGGTTCCGTAATTAAGATCGGTGCTAATAATGAATATAATGCACAGAGCTTAGTAGATGCTTTCTTTGAAGCAGCTTCTATCCTTGATGAGAAGAACCTGCCTAAGCAAGGGCGTACTGCAGTACTTGCACCACGTCAATACTATGCGCTGGTCTCTCAAGTATCTTCTAACATTCTGAACCGTGACTACGGTAACACTCAAGGTAACCTGAACTCAGGTGAAGGTCTGGTATCTATTGCCGGTATCAACATCAAGCGTTCTAATAACCTACCTTTCCAAGCTGGTACTGTAGCTGCTGTTGATGGTGAGAACAACACTTACAACGGAGCCTTCGCAGATCATGCTGGCCTCATCTATCAAAAGGATGCTGCTGGTGTAGTCGAAGCAATCGGTCCTAGCGTGCAAACTACTGGAGCCGACATCAAAACAATGTATCAAGGTGACTTGATCGTTGGTCGTATGGCAATGGGAGCTGGTACTCTTAACCCTGCAGCTGCAATCGAAATCCAATCCGCTTAAGGGAGGATTTTAACATGGCTGTAAAAGCTCAATCATTAACGGGTATTGCTGGTTTGACTAGCGAGACCTTTTACCCAATGCCCCCAATCGAATGGGGCCGTGCAGGTAGACCAGTTGCAACTGTTACTCAAGTTGCTGCCGGTTCAGGTTATAGTGATGGCGCTGTAACTGGAGGTGCTACTACATCTAGTAGTGCTGGAACTGGTTTAACTTTATCTGGTACAGTATCAGGTAATGCATGGCCTGCATCTCCAACAGTAGCTGCTGGCGGAGATGGATATAGGATTGGAGATTTGATAACAGTAACTGGTGGTGGTGGCGATGCAACATACAACGTCACTACAGTTACTACAACATACGATGAGGATTAATTAATGGCAAACCCTTCAGTACTCGCACAGGGTAACACAGATGCCACACCTAATGAAGGTAACGGCATTGCCGGACCTACTTCTGCACAGATAACTGCTGGTGCAACGCTGCCTTATGCAGTGGTGACTGGTACGTTAGCTGGTGACGATAGGTACGCATCAAAAACTACGGCTATTCGTCACTCAGTGGCGAAAACCTCTGGAGGTTCAACAGCATCTGAAGTTTATTCTGAGACAATGGCTCTCAGATTTGCTTACTCAGGTGTTGAGTCGGACTCACCAGCTATTAAAGAAGCAAGCGGCGACGCAGACCGTACTGCTTAATACACGGGGACCTTCGGGTCCCTTTTTTTTATTTATAATTATTTACTATGCCTTTTCCTACCACTAACGCTACAGAAGAATTACCAGCAGTCAATCAAATCCTGGCGTCAGTTGGTCAGGCACCTGTCACCACTCTCGACCAGACCAACCCGGACGTTGCGATCGCTTACGATACTTTAATTCAAGTATCCCGAGATGTGCAGGCTGAAGGCTGGAGCTTTAATACAGAATACAAAGTAGAGGTAACTCCAGACTCAAGTAATCAAATATCTTATTCTACCAATGTATTACAGATGAACCTTTCCGATGGTGAAGGTTATGGTTCAAAGGCTGCTATTAGAAAGAATGGTAAACTATATGATCGTGTAAACCATACAGACATCTGGACAGATGACATTGTTAAACTTGACATTGTTTATTTCTATGATTGGGTAGATTTACCTATACCTATTCAAGATTACATTACTGCAAGAGCTGCTACTATTGTATCAACTAGGATAGTAGGAGACCCAGCACAGCATAAGTTTTTAGCAGGCAGAGAAGGTCTTGCTAGAGCAAATGCTATGGAGTATGAATGTAATCAAGGTAACTTTACTTACTTCGGACACCCTAAAGGAAACAATAACTACGTCAGCTATCAACCTTACAAAGCTTTACAACGCTAATGGCAAGTGTAACTCAAAGAATACCTCATTATTTAGGTGGAGTATCTAAACAATCAGATGTTAAGAAATTCCCAGGTCAAGTAAGGGAGTGTATTAATGCATACCCTGAACCAACCTTTGGTCTTATTAAGAGACCTGGATTTGAATTCTTACATAGTTTAGATCAAACAACAGGCGGTACAGATTTTTCTGGTACCGCTTTAGATAATGCAAAATGGTTTTACATCAACAGAGATGATGATGAAACCTATATAGGATGTGTGATAAGTGAAGCTATACATATATGGAATGGTAAAGCTAATGAAAGTGGAGAGTATGTTAAGGCTACTATTACTTACACAGATACTACCTTTACTATAACAGATAGTGGAGCTGCTAATTCTGGTAACAATGGTACTTACGAGGATGTAAGTGTTACAGGTGGTAGTGGTTCTGGTATGAAAGTAACTGCAACAGTTAGTGGAGGTGAAGTTACTGTACTAGCTGCTACTACAGAAGGTACTGGATATAAGATTGGGGATACTATTACTATAGCTAAAGGTGATGTTGGGAATACACTTAGAGACCCGACAGCTGAGATTACTGCTATATCTTCTAAAGCTTATCTAGACACAACACGTGATAATTATGATGTATTAACTGTACAGGATACTACATACATTACTAACAAAACAAAGGTAACTACTGTTAAACCAGCACCAACTACAAATTCTCTAAGTAAGAAAGGTACAATACGAATTAGAGGTGTGGACTATAGTTCTGAATTCAGTGTCACTATTACAGAAACTGGAGGCAGTGATCAAACCTATACCTTTACTACACGAGATGTAGATAATTTCACTGGTGAGTCAGATCCAGGTAGTGTGAAGTTAAGTACAGATGTTATATTAGATGCATTAGAAACTGGTATCAATGCATTATCACTTGATAGTAGTTTTACTGTAACTAAATTGAAAGCCACTCTTGAACTATCTTCAGATGTAGCATTTACAATGACATGTAAAGGTGGACCAGGTAATGAACTACTCACTTGTTTCCAAGACCAAGTAGAAGATTTATCTAAACTACCTGAAGAGAGTGTGGATGGTAGGCATGTTAAAATCATTAATACTAAATCGGATCAAGATACATACTATGCTAAGTTCGTTGCTGAATCTGGATCATCTGGATCAGGACATTGGGAAGAGACAGTAGCACAAGATGTTTCAAAAGGTTTTCATGCTAACACTATGCCGCATGAACTATTCAATGATGATACAAATGTGTTCACATTTAAACCTATAACATGGTCAGAACGTTTAGTAGGTGATGATGAAACTAATGAACATCCAAGCTTTAAAGATAACACTATCCAACAAGTATTCTTCCATAACAATAGGTTAGGATTCTTAACAAGTGATAATGTGTCTATGAGTCAATCTGGACAATTTAAAAACTTTTACCATGAATCAGCTAGAGCACTTACTGCTGCTGATCCTGTAGATTTAAACTGTTCAGCTGTTAGACCTGCTGTATTACACGGTGTACTACCTACTACACAGGGTTTAATCCTATTTAGTGAGAAGTCACAGTATATTATGTACTCAGATAATGGTGTACTCACACCACGTACTACTGTTATACGTGGTATCTCTAACTATGAAATTGACAACAAAATAGCACCAATAGATAACGGTACTACATTAGCATTCTTAAGTAAAACCCCTGGCTATTCTAGAGTGTTTAGTATGGAGACACAGGGGCAAGAGAATAACCCTAACATCTTAGACATTGCTAAAACAGTAGCGGAATATATACCAGATACTATAACTAGTATGGTTGCTAGTCCACAGAATGAACTCATTGCATTATATGGTGAGTCTATGTCTGATGTATATTTCTATAGAACCTATCATGATGGTAAAGAACTTGTACTACAAGCTTGGTTTAAATGGACATTCCCTGGTAATGTATTACATATCAATGTAGATAATGACTCAATGTGGGCTGTAGTTAAAGCTGTGAATAGTGATAGTACTAAGAATAGGTACCATTTAATTAAAACAAGTCTAACTCAAACACCAGAGAATCCTATCCTTACTACTAATGATGGTCATAGTATCAACCCATATATGGACATGTATGCTACAGCTACTAATGGTAAATTAACTGATATAGTCACGTTTACTCATGATGCAGCAACTGAAACAGCTAGGACACCAGGAACATATACCCCTGCTGCACATGCTAAAGGTGCTTCATTCCAAGTAGTAGTTGCAGATGCTGGTAGTGGTGTAGGTGGGGCTGTAACAATAACTTTAACTGCTGGTGGTAGAGGTTACGCAGTTGGAGATGAGATTACACTACTTGCTGCTGATACTGGATGGAGTGGTGGTGATGATATTAAAATAACAGTTGCTTCTATTAGTGAGAAGAAAGTTGTATATGATTCAACTGGTGATTACTCTAAATGTTATATACCCTATGTTGATATACCAAATGCAACACCAGTTCTTATTTTAAAAGGTGATGCATCAGCAGGTGAACTAGCTGGATATACTTTAAGCCCAGAACGTGATTCAGATTCAGATGGTGATTTCTTTAAAGTAGCAGAAAAGGACTGGACAGCAACGGGTGAAAATTTAGTTGATAAAGTAGTTGTAGGTTATAAGTATGCTTATGATGTTACACTACCTAAAACTTACTACCAGATGGCTGAAAATACATATGATTATACATCAATCCTAACCATTGCACGTATGAAGTTCTCTGTAGGACTATCTAGTGTTGTTGGATTTAAAGTAAAACGTAGAGGTAGAAACACACCATACCATGAATGGACAGGTGTAGGAACTACTTTCTCTAGTACACTCGTTGCTGACGGTACAGGAGCTGGTCCTGAAGGTGATCATACAGTTAAAGATGTAGAGACTACTACGAGTGGTAGTGGTACAGGTATGACTGTAGATGTGACCATGTCAGACGGTAAAGCTACTGCTGTAACAGTTAATACTGAAGGAACAGGTTACGCTAATAGTGATACAATTACTATTGCTAAAGGAGATATAGGTGATACAACTGATGATGTAACAGCAACCATTGCTAAAGTAGGTCAAACTGCTTTTCCTTTCAACTTTGATTATACAGATGTAAATGATCTTAAAGTAAAAGTTAACGGAGTAGAAACTACAGCATATACCATTGCAGATAAAGTACTAACTATGACATCAATACCACCTGATGGTCATAAAGTTTTATTATATACCGATACATGGTATGACATTCAAACAGTAAAAGATGCAAATGAGTACCTAGCAGATGACGTACCCTTAGCAGAGCAATCACTATTCACATTACCGATACATGATAAAACAGATAATTTTTCAGTTAGAGTCTTCAGTGACTCACCATTTCCAATCTCTCTTACGTCAATGATGTGGGAAGGAAATTATTCACCACGTTATTATAGGAGGACTTAGATATGGCACTTGACCCGTTAACTATGGCAGCAGTTGCTGGGGTTAGTTCAGGTATTAAACTATGGGGGCAAGGTGAAGCACGTGGTGCTGCACAAAAAGCAGGACGTGATGCCAACCAAGCTAGAGTTGAAGCTGGTAAAGCCCAAGTAAGGCTATTATGGGATGACATTGCAACTAATTATAAGCAATCCATAGACGCTATAGAGATATTAAAAAGAAATACTAGGGGACAAATAGACCTAGCTGAAGCAGAAGCTCTCAGAAGTTGGGGATTCGCAGAACAATTACGGTTTGATGATTATAGAAGAGATGCCGCAGCTTACAATCAATCAGTTGAAGACTACTATACTAATCTGAACTTCAATGATATCTCCGCCAATATGGCGTATGAAGAAGAAAAGCAGCGTATGGATGAATTCCATAGTAAGCAGGCGTTTGAAAGGAGAGATGATATATTAAAACATGAGGAAATCTTAAGATCAGATATTACATCGCGTATCGGGCTACGGAGACAGCAAGAAGGTTTTAGAGCTAAAGCAGCCTTTGAAGATCAAAAAGATATCATCCAAGGATTAATGGTAGCAGGGAAGATAAGAGCAACAGGAGCAGTCGGTAGATCTGCTAGAAAAGCAGTTCAAGTTGCAGCTATGGATGTTGGTTCTAGACAAGCTATGAGAGCAGATATACTCCAGAATAGTGAATCAGTATATTACAATGAGATGAGGAAATTATCTGATGTAAGATACTTAGCTAAGAAACAACGTAACTTGAATATAGATAAACGTGCTGACTCATTGAGGAGGATGTTGAAAACCACTACGTTACAGAGAGATAAGATTGCTGCTGGTAAATATAGTGCTGATCTACAAGCTAAACGTGGTATACTAAGTGAACCTGAACTAGGAAGAATGACTCCAATTCCATTTGAAGCATTTAGACCTGAATTCCAAATGCCAACAAAACCAGATAAAGAGAAATTCTATGAGGATCATATGCCACACCTAGAAGATGAGAACAAGATCTATGGAGATCGAGGAGCAGGAGCACCAGTTAGCCCATTGATGCAAGCAGCTTCAGTTGGTGTTGATATGTTGGGAGCATATGCAAAAGCTGGTGGTGACTTTAATGCCGCAACAGGGCCTGGAGCATAGCTATGGCATATAATCAAGCGATCGCACATGTTAATAACACAGATCAGCTCCTAGCACAACAACAGAAAGAGCGGAACGCTGAAATTGAACATGAGAAACAATTAGCAGCTACACATAGAAACTATGCTCAAAGCTACAGTGACGGCCTTGTGGTCGAAGGTAAGGCAAGAGATATTGCTATTCAATTTGATAACTCTTTTCGCAAAGTAAATTATGAGCTTGAGCTGCAAGGCATTCAAGCTGCACATGATTCAGCAATAAGAAATGCAACTCAAGCTGCACAAGGTAAGGCAAAGCAAACACAACAGGTTGTTAATTTTGTTACTCAAACTCTTGATACAGGAGTACAGATTGCAAAGAATATAGAGACTGGTCGTCAGAAGCAGATAGAAACAGATGCTGCTGCGTTTAATCGTAAATACAAGCCAGGCATGGAATTCCTTGCCAACCTTAATCAAATTAACCTAGCCTTTGATATAGAGAATTCAGAACAAGATTCTGCAGCTAAACAGCAATATTTATCAACACAAGATCCACTGATGGTTGAGAGGTGGCAAAGCTTTAATTCTGCAACCCAAGTAGCTGTAGCTAATCTTATTCTGAAGAGAGAGATAGATAATCTAGCACTTAATGCATACCAAGACCCGGACACAAAAATAAATGGGCTGACCTATGCACAAGCGGTAGAGGGCCAGAATGGTGTATCAGATGTTGCAACAGGCTTAGCACATCTCCGCCAAAGAGAACGGAGTCTGTTTAGAATAATAGAGCAGTCTGGGATTAAAGTAAACCCAGCACTTCATTCCGATAGTTTTGAAAAATTATTGGCCACTGAGGCTAATAAGATTAGGCGTAACGCTGGTACAGCTGTAATAGAGGATCAGAAATATGAACATTTACAAGTCACACAGGAGAAGATGCAGCGAGGGGGCGCAACACTTCTTGGTAAGATTTGGGATGGCGTTTCTAAGGAGCACAGAACAGATATTATTCAAAGGGATTTCCAAGCTCTTGAAACTATGGCAAAAAGCGGTTCCCTTAATGACGAACAGATTACCGATATTGCCAATATCGAACTAAATGTTGGCGGTAAGATTATGAAACTCAGTGATCATGCTGGATTGAGGGTTCATTTAACGAAGCTTATTAAAGCAAGAAATGAGTTTAAAAATCTAGGCCTAGCAACTCGTAAGCATCAACTTCAACAACAGTCCATGCAGGCCATGCAACTGGTAAATACCCTTCGCGCTGGGCCAACACCTACCAATGCTGAGATAAATCAACTAGAACAAACGCTTGATGAGGAACTAGGACCAGATCACCTTCACGCCAATCGAATTAAAGCTGTATTGCAAGGTATGAGAGACAAGAATGATGCTTCTGCATCCTCAAAACAAATTGAACAAGCCCGTCAAGCTACCAACCAGAGTGGTTTTCTTCCAGAAACTACAATAGAAACAATCGGAAGAGGTGATCCAAACGCTATACAAAATGGTAAAATTCAAGCGGCAAAAGATCTTCAGAATAACAAAAAATGGAAACACCAACAAAAATTAATCGAAGCTTTAATAAGAGACGTTGGTAAATTTGGTGACAAGCAAGTAACATCATCAACAGAATTCCTTAGAAAGCGTTCTGCTTTAGAGAAAATATATTTTAATGATGTAGTAAGGTATCTAGGAGAGAATAAGGGTATAGACTATGCTTATGCAATGGCAGATGCTAACTTTGCTGACCTAGAAAAGGCGGCAAAAGCTAATCCACTTGGAAACCATGTGCTAAGAGTAGTTGATAAAGCAAATCCAGGAGATTCTTTGCCTGGCCAAATTTTTTATGATACTGAAATTGATGATGTTAAAATACAACCAACTTCTTCAATAACTTCTCGTGATCTAACTACCACATTTCAAAGCCTTGGTGTTAATAAACCACATTTTGCGAGTAAAGATAAAATGTTAGAAACATTAAAGAGTAACCCTAAGGATTTCCATTTTATAACTTCTGACAGAGCACAAGACTTTTATAGAAATATGAATAATCCATCAGTTCCACCACAAATGCATAATATAAGGTTATTCACTAAAGTAGCAGATTTAATAGGTACAACACCATCTGAAGCTGCTAAAATTATATTAGAAAGTAGAGGTGACAGCGTACCAGAAAATAGAACTCAGGAGAAGATAGACAACCTACTTCAACAGGCTGGTATAAATGGGATGCAGGTCCAGCAAATAGGTGGTTGGAATAATACTTTAAATTACTTACGGGGTCAAGCACCGGTTAGGGGTGAATCAGTAGAAGCTACCTATACTGGAGACCGTGATCGGCAGGAAACAGGAACCGACGTCGTATTTAACGGGGGGCTTAATGCACCTCTTGTGTTAAACATACCAGCAAGAATGGGAGAACCAGAAGATGGATATCCTGCAGTTCATACTGAACCAGATACAGGTGCAAAATCATTTGGGCATACTGTTAGTGTAATAGTAACATTACCTAATGGTAATGAGGTGGACTTCTTTATTGGACATCTACACGAACCATCACCTTTAGCAGGTTTCAAAGGTAGTATACCAGCTGGCACTAGACTCGGTGGTCAAGGTATGAGTGGTAGTACTAGTGGTGTGCCTGTTGCAACCATGCATGCTAATGGTAGGAATGGATACAAAGCTACTCCAGAAGACTTAATGTGGATTATTCGTAATATGCAAGGTATATCAGGAGGTAACCAACAACCACAACAACCACCTCTAAACGAAAGGCAATCAATAGGCGAACTACCTATAGTTAGTGATGGGGAAATGCCAACAGTAAAACCTCCGGTTGATCCATTAAATAACCCTGAGGAGGCCAAAAGTAGTTATAGGCTTGGTGGAGATAAAATAATCACAAAACTACCAGATGGTTCATACGCTGTACGCCACTGGGTTAATGGTAATTGGTCAGACCCAGTAGCACTAAACCAAGATGAAGGAAAAACAATGTACGAACAAGGAAGGTACTTAGCAACGAAGGGGGTGACTAACCAATAATGCCTGACTATCAAAACGAGGAATTTAATACTTCCTTTCAAGCAATGCTAGAGGAGGAGGAACAAGATGCTAGAATTAATGCTGCAATAGCACGGCAGCAATTAGAACAACAAGCAGAGGAGCAGGCACAAACACCAGTGCCTACTTCAACACCAGAACCTGCACAAGAAGAAGAAGACGAAGGTCCTAAAGATATATGGGGTAGACCGTGGCCTTTACCACAAGAAGAAGTGGATGCAGGTGGTCAACAAGTTGCACAAGAGGTTGTAACAGGTGTTGGTGATACCTTCTTAGGTATGGGTGAGTTAGCTGAGAAAGTTATTCTACGTGGCCAAGAAGGAATCATCAGTGCAGCAAAGGAGAAGTATGAGGAAAGATTCCCACATATGACACCATTGCGTAGGATCATCGGCTTAGCTTATCCAATGCTTTTAGGTAGTGGTTGGGTACAGGGGGCACTTGGGAAATCTAAATGGTTCCAACAACTACCTAAAATGAAACAAATAGCTGTTAGTACAGCAGCAGAGATTGGAGTAGAAGCACCAATTCTAGCAGGTTCAACATCTGCTACAGAGGATAACCTAATTAAAACATTTAACGATAGTTTTGGTACTAGTATCCCTGGTGGTACAAATCCTGAATATCACCCATCAATGAACTACCTGTTAAACTTAGCAGAAGGTGCTACGTTAACTAGTTTGGTAGGTGGTATAGAACTAGTCACATTCCTTCAGGCACTGAAATCAGGTAAACCTGGTATAAAAGCTATAGCTAACACACCTGAAGCAGCTGAGATCTTAGCTAGGAATGGTGATGTAAACTTAGATGTAGCTACTACAGCTCATGATGCTAATGTATTTAACCGTAATATTGCTTTAGATGGGGAAGCTGCTACAAGGTTAACTAGACCTGGTGGTGAAAAGATATCAGATCTACCTTACACACGTGACTTACCCGATACACAGAAACCTGTACAGAATCTAAACGTAAATAAACCTTACGCTGTCTTAGATACTGTACGTAGAAAATATGATCCTACAGTAGGAGCAGGTGCAAGTCGAGCAGTACTAGGTAATGAGGAAATAAGAGCTATTGTTAACTCAAACCCTGAAGAACATAGTGACATCTTAGGTGAAGCTGCTGCACAGATGTTCCCTGAGGTTGATCTTGTTGTTGATGGTGCGAGGATATCACAAGAACAGATCAGAACTGAAGTAGATAATGTAGTATTAGCAGCATTCAACAGTGATCCTAAAGAGTTTGCTGAAAGTGTCAATGCTATGAAGATCATGTTGTTAGGAACTGAAAAGTTTCTAACTCCTGAACAATTCGTAGTACTAGGTGAAGCATTTCATAAAACATTTGACATAGCTTTAAGTCCTGATAAAATAAGAGCAGGTGCATTTGTAGCGAAACAAGCTGCTGACAACGTCTCCGTAGCCTCTGTAGCAGCTGCTTTAATTGATGAGGTATCAGATACTACCCCACAGTTAGTAAACGTCTTTGAGAACCTTAGACTACTGTCTGGTGAAGTTGAACGTCATAAGTTTGCTAAGCAGTTTGGCTTAGAACGTATCAAAACACTTAAGATGGTAAGGGATCCTAAGACTGCTCAAGAAGCAACAGAGAAACTAATCCAACTTAACAAAGACTATGTTGAAGGTGTAGGAGAAGCTGTTAACAAAGGTAGAGCTATTACTGATACTCTACGTGAAATTGCTGAAGATAATCCATTATACCTAGAACCATTCCGTGATCTATTCTTAGAAGCAGGTAATGATGTACATAGCTTGCATACCATGAATCAATGGTTAAGAAATAAATTAGGAGTAATGTCTAAAGCTATTATTGATGGCAACCCTGAAGTAGATAGTTTGGTTGTACAAGGTATGAAATCTGCTATGTATAATAGTGTACTACTTGGTGCATCATTACCTAAATCAATTGCAGGTAATGCCATCCTAACTGCAGCTAAACCAATCTCTGCATTGTTAGGAGCCGGTAGAGGTGCTTTGCTAATGAATGGTGCTGATGCTGCTGACTTAAGAAGGTCAGTAGCTGTCTATAGTGGGGTTAAGGAGAACTTCTTCCGTGGTCTAGATTTAATGAGGAAACGGTGGAAGCATATTAATGAGAATCCCTTACTAGCACAGAAAGGTGGTAGGGCTGACTTAAGAACAGCACGATCAGAAGACCTAGATAAGATTGAAAGCTTTAAAGAAGCTTGGTTATCTGAAGGTAAAATAGTCGATGGGCGTGTTGCAGCTGCTAATACCGCTTTACTATTAGGATGGTATAACGATAATACGATAATACGAAGTGGTGTTAATGCATTACATGCTATTGACGGTTTCTTCAGTGCATTCCAAGGTACTGGTATAGCTAGAGCTAGGGCATATGATGAAATATTCCAATACTCTAATGGGGCATTTAACCAAGAGTACTTCGACAAACGTAGTGCAGAACTATTTGATAGTTACTTTGATCCTGTAAGCGGATTACCTACAGATGAAGCAGTTAAGAATGCAACAGCTGAGATATCTTTAAACCAACCTAACTTCTTAGTTAATAGGTTAGAAGGTTTCTTAGATGCAGTACCAGCAGCACAGCCTACATTTATGTTTGCTAGAACTGGTATGAATGCCTTTGATATAAGCTGGTCATTCCTACCAACAAGTGAATTAGGCATAGGTATTGGTAAAGCACGTAAACTATTGAGAGCTTCAACACAAGCTGAGAAAGCAGCAGCTTTAGCAGAGCATGGACTTGAATATAGTGAAACTATGTGGCGTGCTAAAAAGAATGAATATATTGGACGTACTATGGCTGGCCAAGGTATTGTAATGGCTGCTAGTATGTGGGCTTTAGATGGTAATCTATATGGTCCAGGTCCTACTGATCATGGTGAACGTCAACGCATGATGCGTGTTATGGGAGGTAATTACTTCAATCATATCAAGAACCCATTTACAGGTGAATGGCATGATTATAGAGGTATGGAACCCTTTACTATGCTACTAGGTTTAGTTGGTAGTGCAGCCTATGAAGCTCGAAGATCTGATCAAGCTTTTATGGAGGACCTATATAGAAAAATGGCACATGCTATTACAATGAATGTTACTAACCAAACATTCTTTAAACAGTTTGAACCCCTTGCTGCTTTACTTGGTAAGGATCCAACTGCTTGGAGTAGGTTTGCAGCTAATACTGCTAACATGGTTATACCTTTATCTGGTCTTAGGACTATTGTAAATAATACATTCGCTCCACAACTAAAAGATGTGAAGAGAGATTTAGGTAGTATGATAGCTAATAGGACATTTAAAGTATTTAATACATTAGAAAATGAGATAGACATCTATACAGGTGAACCTATTAACTACGTTAACCCTATTAATGCTGGTATTAATTCTATATTACCTTTCCTTAAGAGTAATGGCGGTATGGAACCTTGGAGACAATGGCTATTAGAAACTGGTTGGGATGGTGGATCTAGAATCCGTAAGAATCCTGATACTGGATTTGAATATGAACCAGCTGATCGTCAGTGGATTCATCGTTATATAGCACAGCATACGAATCTGGCAGGTCAACTCCAAGCATTAAGTGTAAGCCCTGAACTTAATAAAGAACTGAAAGAGTATAAACAGCAATTAGATGCTGGTCAATTTACTCAAGAAGAATTCCCTATTGAAATGACTAAGGCGTACCAACAGATAAATACAATACATGATAGAGCATTTAAGTTAGGACATTTAGCTTGGGTACATAAAAACAAGCAATTCACAGAAATGGGTGCTCATCAGAATCAAGTAGAAAACATGATACTCTTTGGTAATATGAAGGGTGCAGCAGAAAGTGCTAAAGTACTTAAGAAAAGAAAGGAAGAGACTAAAGAATTAATAAGAATGAATAAGTAAATCTGATTAAGGCATTATGGCAACAACACACAATTCACATACAGGGAATAATTCAACTACGGATTATTCATTTACATTTCCATATCTCAAACAAACGGATATCAAGGTAACTCTTGATAACGTTGCAACTACAGCCTATACATTTGCTAATGCTACAACAGTTAGATTCGATTCAGCTCCAGCCGCTGACGTTGCTATTAAAATTTACCGAGCTACAGATGATAGTAAACTCGTTGCCACCTTCTACCCTGGCTCAGCTATTAGATCAAATGATCTAAATGATAACTACACACAGAACTTATACTCCACTCAAGAGAACACTAATAATGCTAATGAGGCTCTAGATAACTCTAGGGTCTTAGAAAGTGGTGATTATGTAAGTGCTATTACAAAAGCTAATAATGCAGTTGCGACTGCCGATGGGGCTAAAGAAGATGCAGATGATGCTATCGAAGCTACTAATGCACTAGTTGGTAAGAAAGATTCAAGTGGTAATTGGTACGCTAGGGGCCACGGTTCAGGTGGTACTGACTCTCAAGGTAACGCATCAACTGAAGATGGTGTCGGTAAGGCATTGGCTGATTCAGCAAATGCTGTATCAACAGCTAACGATGCAGATGCAAACGCAACTACTGCACTGAATAACTCACGTGAATCTGATGGTTCAGGTGGTTATAACAATGCTATTGATATAGCTAATCAAGCAGATACAAATGCAACTACAGCGTTAAGTAACTCCCGTGATTCTGAAGGTACTAGTGCTATCTCCATTGCTGAAGATGCTAAGACCACAGCCTTGGCAGCACAGACTGCTGTATCTAACTCAACAACATATAAACTAACAAGTACAAAAACTACATTTGAAGCTAATACCTTTGATGCTAGTGATACCCATAAAGCTTGGGAAATAACTGATAGTACTGGTATCACAAGTGCGTACAATACTTCAGGTTTCACAGATAACGGTGGAAGTGGTACTGCTAAAACAGTATCTGGAGTACCATCTGATTTTACTGGAGATTCAGGACTATCTGCAAGATTCAACTATACACACAGTGACAACACTTTTGCTTGGGCTGGTTATTGGGTTAACGATGCTGAAGACAGATATGGTGGAAGTATTGTTCAAAATCTAAGAG